AGGAAAGGACTTACTTTACCTTTGACAGCACCTGCTAATTCTCTTCCCCTTTGTGCTCCTGCAGTTAGTAATTCTTTACCTCTTGCAGCTCCTGCAGTAAGGATTTCTTTTCCTGATTTCAAAGCAGGTGCTACTTTTTTTCCTGCCTCTTTCAAAGCAAGTCTTGCATCAAATGCTGTCTCTACTACTTTATTACCAACTCTAGTATAACTTAAATTTTTAACAAGTTTTGCTACTGGTGTGACAAATGCTTTCTTTAAAAATTTACCACCACTAGCAAGAGCACCTTTTAATTTTTTAAGTGGAGCTGTATTTTTTAGATAATTAAATATATCTTTTGCTGCTTTGAATCCATTCTTTAATCCAGAACCTACTGCTCTTGCTAAATCTTTTATTCTTTTGATTGCAGCAGCACCAAAATCAAATAAAGCATTACCAACTCTTCTAAGTCCATCACCAATGACAGATCCACCCTTCTTCAGTAAGTTTCCAAAGGATCTAAAGAATCCCTTGAAACCATTCTTGATAAGATTGACAGGAGCTTTAAGAACAGATTTTAAAAATCGTAATACTTTTGAACCACCAAGTCTGAATGCCTGGAGGACTGCCCTTAAAGATAAAAATAAAATATAAGCATTATTTTTTACAAAGTTTAAAGCATCAACTATTTTTTTGAAGTTCTTTAACAAGAATAAAAGAAGACCACCAAGCAATATGTTCTTGATGAAGTCCATGATGTTGAATGCTTTTCCAACACCACTTAGAACACCAGAAGCAGAGTCAAGTGCTTTCTTTCCACCCTCAAGAAGTTTTTCTCTTCTCCTTCTTCTAAGTCTTGCTAATGCTGCCTTTCTTCTCTTCCTTCTCTCAAGTTCTTCTTGATACTGTCCTTTGAGAGCATCATCAATTGACCCTGATATCTTAGCAATATTCTCAATCTTGATATTGATTTTCTCAAAACCAATCTTACTTCCTTCAGTTTCTAACTTTGGTTCTTCAACTTTGAGAGGTGGTGATTTGACAATAGCACTAACACCACCACCATCAAGTGCCCTTACAAGAGCACCACCTTTTTTGCCCCCATCACCAAAAGATGATTCTTCTTTGCCCTTACCTTTCTTTCTTCTATTTTTAATAAAGTCTTTTGCTTTACTTTTAAGTTTATCCTTAGCTGCTTTTTTCAAAGCACTAGTGGCAGCCTTCTTGGCACCCTGTGATAATAATCCTTTTGCTAATCCAGCTAAAAGTGGTACTGCCATATTATCCTACCATACTATAGATTGATTTGATAATAAGGGTCTCAGTGTTCATAGAGTCTGTTGATGAGAAGTTAGGAACTGTGTTCTGACCACCACCACCAGATGCAGCAGACATTGGCGTTGCATTAGCAGGTATTTTTGATTGAGAATTTTGTATCACAACATTCTTACTGGGTTTTGGTCTGGGACCAGGTGCTTCTCTCCTTGGTTTAGGTTTTACAGTGGGTGATGTTACAGGTGCAGAACCTGTTTCAACTGGTGACTTAATCACAGAACCCAATTCAACTTGTGGTGTTTCTGATTTTACCTCTGCTGTCTCAGGTTTCTCAGGTTTACCCATTATAAAATCTTTTATTCCCTGACCAATGTTTCCTTCCATAATATGCTGCAAAGGACTCTTGTTTCCCTCTCCCTTTACATCCTCAAGTTTTACTTGAGGAGTTGATGATGGCATTAAACCCTCATCAGAAGAAGTATCTTTTGCATTTGAACCACCAAGAAACTGTTTAATCTTGGATCTCATTGCATTGCCACCAGTAGATTTGACCTGCTGTGTAGAGAAAAATCCACCTGGATGATTATATGGTCCAGGAGTAAGTGAATCTAAATCCCATCTTTGCACAGGGGAACTTAACTTACCATCTCTTACACCCTTTCTTTCAATCTCACCATGAGTGAATACATTTTTGTCAACATCAGAAGCAGTCTGACCATATGATTTCATCAATGCTGCTGCTTCTTTTGCCATGGCATTTGTTTGAGCATTGGTCAATGGATTTTCTTTCCATCCTTTAGCATCACTATAATAACTTGGTGTCATTCCTGTGTGACCCATTGCAGCAGCAGCAATTGCTACTGAATTTGTATTGTATCCACCAGTACCATCATTATTATCAACACCATATGATGCTGTTCTCATTGGTTTACCACTTCCATCAAAGACTTGATGATATGGACCAACATTTTGATTGTGATATCCACCAGTCCAATGGAAGAATATCTTTCTCTTCTTAGCATTTGGTGGGTTACCTGCTGTTCCTCCCACTAATCCACCACCAGAGAATCCCTGTGCATTTATTACAGTTCCACCACCATTATTCATTTGAATATTATTAGTCATTCTGGGAGTGTTATTACCACCACCAGCAGCATTCATAGCAAGTAGATTGTCAGCACCATACTTACTTACAGCGCCTTTACTCATAACAATCTCACCAGGTTGAGCAGCAATTAATTGTGTATCTGCTCCAGCACCTGTAATATTAATGCTATTATTTGTTACCTGTCCACCACCAGAGAATGTTTGAACTGGTGGTGCTTGTTCTTGATTCTCAGGTCTTATCTTAAATGGATCATACATTGGAATCTCAGGGATCTTAGGTATTTCCAATGTTGGAGATTCATCTGGTATATTTTCTAATGGGTCAGCACCAAACAGACCTAAGACATCATTGATTCTGTCTTCAACAAAATTAAGTGATGCATGAATTGGACTTAGAATAAAATTATTGATTGGACCAAATACAAATGTATTGAATCCATCTATGAATCCATTGATTCCTCTAATGATACCATTAAAAAATCCTAAGACATTATTCAATGCATCTACAAAAGGTTGAAGCATCTTCTTTGGATCTTTCAACACATTCAATAAGAAAAGAAGAGCACCACCTAGTAATATATTTTTAAAGAAGTCCATCAACATATCAAAGATTCCTTTGACAGGTTTGACTGCTTTCTTTCCTAGATTCTTATCATCAACCCCAGACTTCTTACCTTTACTCTCTAATACTTTCTCTCTGTTTACTCTTCTTTCTTTTGCTTCAGCAGCATCCTCTTCTCTTTCTTCCTTCTTGCCAAGCAAAGTTTGCTGTTTCAATGTTCCAAGGATGCTCTCCATTGTACTTTGAAGATTATCAAGGTTTGGAATAATGTTTTCCAATCCCTTAGAAACTTGTTCTTTAAACTCTTGATCATCTTCTTCTCCACCACCTTGTGGTTCCTGTGCAGGAGGAAGCATCAACATCTGAGGTCTGACACTCTGTGATGGTTTTGATTTTATCTCTGTTGGTTCTAAAAGTTTATTCTTTAAACTCTCAGATTTTTTTCTTGTCTCCTCTGTTTTTTGAACAAACTTCTTTACATCTATCTTCTTTTTCTTCTGACCCTCAGGGACTTTAAATTTCTTTATTCTTACAAACTCATTAGTAAGATATGAAATGTCACCACTATCCATATCACTGCCACCCATTCTGACAGCAGCAATTTTTTCCTTGAGCAGTGTTCTATATGTTTCAAAGTCTATATCACTGGCATCTTCTACACCAAGATATGTACGCAAAATACCCTCATTAATTTCATTGTCTAAATTGGTTGGGGTAGATGTTGCCATTACTTACTCTTTGCCTTTTCCTCTTCTTCTTTAAGATGTTGCTCAAGTAAAATGGTATAGACTTCCCTCTCCCAAGGGATCATATTTTCAATCTCAGTCAATGAGTATTTATGGTACTGCATCAAGGCAAAATTTAG